CCTGCAAGTCCGTATAGACTTGCAGGTATACATGTTTAGTTGTGTTGATGTGGAGTGTATGTCTTTTTGACTGCATTCATATTAAACAATTACACTATATAAATCTAAGTGAAGGTGAACACTTTAAAATGAACCACCTTTACAGGAAATTTTTTTTTTTTATTTCCGACAGGACTTTGTACTTATGTCCCAGTATTCTGTGTGAATACTGATCGTAATGACTGTATGCTATTAGATATAGTGAATCAGTAACCTAGTAATAGGTAAGAGAGTGCAACAATTCCCAAGATTTGGCATGATATGGGCATGCCAACCATTAGCCCCTAAACCGCAGGGGAGTTATTCGTTCTTGCATAGAGTAGTACTTGAGCAAGAATAGTGAGGTTGATCGCTTATAGATCCCAATTTTATTATTGGTTTTCTCCTTTTTTAACATTAAATTATTAAAATGTCGAGCAGACGAATGGGTGATGTCACACCTAATGTTGGGGAGCAGTCCTCATTAGCTTTGAGCGAAACTGAAAGAATGCATGGAGATTGCAAAAATAAAAAGATGGCGAAAAATCCATCGTTATCAGGGTGCGGTTCCCTGAGTTACTCACTGAGTACACCAGACCCTTTTGTAGGTGAGTTGGAGGAAGTGATGTTCCAAGGCGATGTAAACATCAGTCGAGAAACTGATATTAGTGATATATCAGAGGATGACGTTGTTCAACCTCAATGGACTAAAATCTTGCGTGATAATGTCCAAAGGAGAGTGAGCAAAAAAGGAAAGACAGTTTGCGATGATGAACTGTCTGATTTGTTGGGGAGTATGTCTTTTGGAGACAATTTTCTTCTTTGTGAAGATATCCCTATTGATTTGGGGAAAGATGTGCGACAACAGGATTTTGTTCGCAAGAAGATTTCTTATAAAGAGAAAGATAAGAAACACTTCCGAGCTCAGCAACGGAAGAAAAAATATGCTGAGAAAAAGGCAAAGAAGAAATTTGATGCCACACAATGTTTTCCCCATGGTATGTCTAGTGGTGAAGATAAAATGGCCAGCGGTGTTCCCCCAGTTATGCCGCAACGCCATGCATCTACTGATTCTGCTTCAGAAAATGCACCTGAGCTACCCTCTAGGAACGATTTTATGAGAGCAGCAATGACTGCTCCCAGTGAATCAAGTAGTGTATGTTCATCAAATGATGATTTATCTGCGTTACTTGGTTCCATATCTGTTCCCAATGGTATTTTTAGCGATGATGCCGATGCTACTGAGTGGATTTCTTTGTTGGAAAATGTGGTGCTTTTTGGTTATGCAATAGGGCGTGCTAATTCTATAATGGATGTAGTAGTAGCATGTGCTTCATACATGAAAATGCACACTAAGAAAAGTTTGATAAAGGAATTGGCTGGGTTGGTCGATAGTTTGTCGACAGAATTTGATGCGAGTGAAACAATACCACATGCATGGAGTGCTGCTGCTGTCAAGGATAAATGGAATCTATTTCAAGCACATCCTGTGTTTACCAAAATATCATATTTGATGACGGCGGCTATGTCGTTATCGGTTTGCTCCATTAAGAAGATTGAGTGGAGTCCTTTTGGTCTTAAAATGATTTCACTTGAAGCCGCAAAGAAGCAGTTGGAAGCTGTTGATGTAATTGATGCTTTGATTTCAACCTTTTGTTGGGTTGCAGAAACAGGATATCAGGTGATACAAGAGCGATCCTTCATACCTTTACTTTACTCTGATGCACGAATGCGAAAATTCAACGATAAGTGTGATTATGTGATGGCACACTCAGAACAGATTTTAGCAGGGAATGTAGGTGATGTTCAGGATCTTGAAAAACAAGTTGATGAATTGATTCGTGAAGTAGCTGAATTAAAGGCTGCACGTGATTCAGGTCCAACGGCAATTTGGTTACAGCAACGATATTCACAGCTCGTTGATGTTAAGTTTAAGATAGTTGGGCGTCACAGAAATACTGCCTTACGTTTTTCCCCTTTTGGAGTGGGTTTGACAGGGCCTTCGGGTGTTGGAAAATCATCCTTGGCGAAATTGGTGATGAAGGTATGTTTGAAAGCCATGGGTTTTCCTGATGATCCTTCACGAATCATTACCAAGGATATGTTTGACAGGTTTGATTCCACTTTAACATCGGATATATTGGGTATGTATATGGATGACATTGGGCAGGGAAAATCGGCTTTCGCTGTGACCGCAGTAACTGACATTATCATCAAGTTCTTCAACAATATGGCAGCTCAAGCAGTGAAGGCAGAATTGAATCAAAAAGGTGTTGTTTTTGTAAATTTCAAAGTTGGAGTCATGACATCAAATCTTCGTGATTATGATGCTCGTTCCTATTCCAATAAACCAGAAGCTATTCTTCGTAGGTTTGTTCACACTCGAGTCAATGTGAAAGAGTCTTATCGAGTAGCTGGTGGTGTTTCTTTGAATACAAGACATCCTGATGTTGCAAGTTCAAACGACTTATGTAAAGACATTTGGGAGCTCGATTTAGAAGAATGCTTCATTTACGAAAGTAAAACAGGAGAAGAAACGTATCAGTTCCGACCAATGGTTGTGCCTATGCCCAATGGAAACAAAGGAGTTAAAATGTTCACATGCACTAAGATGGATTTGCATACTTATCTAAGTGTCCTTGTTGTGTTGGCTCGGGCCCATAGTGCTCATCAAACAAATTTGTTAGAACGATGCTCTGCTTTTGATAAGATGAGTATGTGTTCAACATGTAGTTTGCCCAGCACGATGTGTAGATGCGAATTGGAGATTGATGCAAGTAAAATTGAACCGCATTCTGTCGACATGATTACAAATGTGTTGGTTGAGTCTTCCACAACTGCTCTCAGGCGATATATCGAATCCTGGACTAGTCCAGTTAGACTCATCAATTCTATTTTGGGTTGGAAACCAGTTTCCAAGATGGCAACGGTTCAATTAACAAACGAGTTTTCTGAGGTTTTGAGAAGTAAGGCAACGCCTATTGTGATTCAGTACACACCTGAATGGCTATTTAGATCTAGTATCTTTCAGAGGTCAGTAGAGATGTGGCAACACTCCGCAGCTCTATATGAGTTGAAGTGGCCTCTTAAAATAGGTACAGGTTTGTGTATGTTAACACTAGGTACTACCGCTTATAAAAAACAGTGGAAAAATTGTGGTTTGGTTGGTACTTTGACATGGTCGTTTTATATTGGATGTTGGGCCCATTATAGGGCACGGGTGAGAATCATTAAGAGTGAGTACTTAGCTCGTAGGGATGCTTTACCCGCATTGACGGCAAGTATGCGTGATGGGCATGTAGTGAAAGGAGCTTTGGCGATGACAGCTCTTATGGCCGGCCTGAAGATGCTCCAATGGTGGAACCAAAAAAGACTGTTTGATGTAGGTCAGGTTACGCCTGCAGGTCTAAATGATCCAAAGCAAGTTGACAAAGGCCCAGGATGGTATGGTTATATCTTGGACAAGATGGGAGTGAAAACATCCGTCGGTGTGGAGTCAAAATCTGCAACCCCTGGCCAAGTCGTAGAAACATTACAAAAGAACAATGTCCATTGGGCTGAATACACTTCTCCATGTGGAAAGATACACGGTGGTTGCAATATTTTCTTTCCGAAGAAAAGTGTGGCTTGGTTACCTAAGCACATATTCTATCCAAAAGATGATATGACAGCTGAACCCGTTGAACAATTGGAAGTTCAGGTGATGCGATATGATGGACCCGGGGGTTTTTTCAAATTCAAGATTGATCGTGCCTCGTGTGTTTTGTCTAGTCACTTGGATCTTCTTTGTTGTTATGTTCCAAATAGTCCTGATTACAGAGACAAAACCAAATGGCTTCCATTGAAACATGTGTTAAGTGGCAAGGCTAATGGCACTCTAGTAGGATATCACAAGAAAGAGAAAATTTGTGATAAATTTACTGTAGAGTTTCGAAAAGCTGGCCACACATATATGCGTGATATGAATAGTGGAGTGTATAACACTAAACATTCTATTGCCGGTACGTGTATGTGTCCAATTATTCTTGAACAAAAGGACCCTGTGATTGTGGGTTTTCATATCGGTGGTGGAAGGAATTCTGATATAGGAGTCTTGATGCAAGTAACTCAAAGCGAAGCTCGTGAATTATTTGATGAACTAGATAAACTATCAGGTATTTACCTGTCATCCAATGCAACGGATATTCCTCGTACTCAGTATGAAAAGGAGATTGTTTCAGGACAAGTTCACCCTCATAGTATGGCGGCAAAATTAGAGACGAAAGATTTTGTTGAAGTTCTGGGTGGTACGCGATTAAGAACTGTTCAACGTAGTACTGTAGAACCATCGATTTTGTCTAAGCATGTGGAAGAGGTGATGGGGGTTCCAAACAAATGGGGACCTCCAAAGCTTATTCCTAATTGGGCGGCATATAATGAGACATTGAAGCACATTGCCGATCCAGCCGATATGTTTTGGCCTAAAGATGTGGAGAGAGCTCGGAAAGATTGGCTCAGACCCCTTATTCCTGCGATGGTGGAGTATTCTAAGAGTGAGGATTTTCGACCCTTAACAGAAAAGGAGTCTATATTAGGAGTTCCTGGTAAGCGTTTTCTTGAACCATTGAACATGGCTACAGGAGCAGGTTTTCCTGTTTTTGGTCCAAAGAAACGTTTGTTTCATGAGATACGAGTTGGAGAGGAATTGGTCGATAGAATTCCAAATGATGATTTGAGGAAAGAGATTGATCGATTGGAGAAGTGCTGGAATGAAGGAAATAGAGCTTATCCAGTCACAACGGCAACATTAAAGGATGAACCGACAAAGCTGTCGTCTGAGAAAGTTCGTGTTTTTCAAGCCGCTCCAGTAGCTTTCAGTATCATGATACGCAAGTATTTTTTACCTCTAGCAAGATTTCTTTCACTACATCCACTTATTTCTGAGAGTGCAGTAGGAGTGAATTGTGTTTCGCCTGAGTGGCAGGAACTGATGGCGCATGTTACGAAATTTGCTCCCGATAAGCAAGTCATTGCTTGGGACTATTCCAAATACGACGTTAGAATGAATTCTCAGATTACTCGTGCTGTAATGGCTTGCTATCTTGATCTCGCCAAAATTGGTGGGTATCCAAAGGATGCAATTCATATTATGGAGATGATGATAGCGGACATAACACACCCTCTTATTGATTATAATGGTGTGTTGTTGTTGGCCATGAGCATGAATACGTCTGGAAATAACATGACGGTTATCACGAACAGCACAGGTGGTTCAATATATGTGAGATTGGGGTTTTTCCACTGTTATCCAAATGCAGAGGATTTCCGGTCTTGCGTTGCGGCTTTAACTTATGGTGATGATTTCAAAGGTAGTGTCAAGGAAGAATTCAGGAATTTTAATTTTTTCTCCTACAGGAGCTTCCTAGCTCAGTATGGAATCAAGATTACTCCACCTGATAAGGAGTCAGAGGGAACAGCATTTATGGATGATGATGATGCTGATTTTCTCAAGCGCAATTCGCATTATATTCCAGAAATTGGGTATTCTTTGGGGAGATTGGATGAAGATTCAATTTTCAAATCATTACATGCAAACTTGAAGTCAAAGGTTGCTACGAAAGAGGAGATTGCGATCTCTACCGTTGAATGTGCTATGCATGAATGGTTCATTTTCGGAAAAGAGCACTATGAAATGAGAGCTCAACAAATGAAGGAGGTTTGTAGAAGGGCAAATGTGCCTGTGTCTGCAGTTCATAGAACGTTTGATGAACGCGTTCTTGATTGGAAAGAAAAATATTGTTCATAAGTTTGCAGTTACCTAGATGTATTAATGGGGCAAGCGTTTTTTGTGCTGCGGCACTGTATATATAATACATTATTTACATTTTTTAATATAATCCTTTCAATAATTGGCGATTTTTGGGTACGCGAAGTCTCACACCCTCTACACATGGTTCGTTGTTTAACCTTAAAGCAACAGACTCGGATGAGTCGCCTATAAATAAGTTCTTTTCATTTCTTTTTGAACTTGGTTTGCCCGTAATGGGATTTATTGCATATGCTGTGGTGTATGATGTTATACACCCTCAAGTGTCAGGATTGGATTGTGACACAATTGAACCTCAGTCTATGCCTATGACAACAAAAGAACAAAACGTAACCTTTGTTGATGAAGAGCCCGGTAAATATGATGACTATGGTAGTCATCTAGATTCGCTAAGATCCGAACCAATGGTACGAGATGCATCATTGGAGGACTTCTTCTCGCGTCCGTTACGTATTGGAAGTACAGACTGGAATGTTGGAGCTACTCTCAATGCTTCGTATTATCCTTGGGATCTTTATTTTAAGAATTCCCAAGTTGTGAATCGTATTGCTAATTATAAAATTCTTTCAGCAGAAATGTGTGTGAAAGTTTTGATTAACGGAAATGCGTTTCACTATGGCAGAGCTATTCTGTCCTATACCCCAATGATGGGCTATGATGATTTGACCCGCACCCGAGCTTTGATATCAGCGGACATAGTTGGGTTATCTCAACGACCCCATGTATATATTGATCCATCTACTTCACAGGGAGGTTGTATTGCGTTGCCATTCACTTGGTGGCAAAATGCATTGGATATAACATCAGATTCCTTTGATGCTACTGGTACGACCGATTTTGAGCGAATAGGAAGGTTGGACTTGAAGTCGTTAAATGAGTTGAAACATGCTAACGGTGCTACTGATTCTGCCACCATTGACATTTTTGTTTGGGCGCGCAATGTCAAATATGCAGTTCCTACCGCAGTTGAACCTGCAGATATTTCCCCTCAGAGTCTATCCTTACTGGACTATGATGACATTTGCCCTCAAGCAGATGAGTATACAGGGTCTGGTGTGGTTTCCAAACCTGCAATGGCAGTAGCTAACTATTTGAATAAAGTTAAAGCTCCTATTATACAACCTTACATAACAGCAACGGCTCTTGGCGCGCAATGCGTCGGTGCCATAGCTAATTTGTTTGGGTATAGTAGACCTGTCATGCTTGAAGGGAAGCGTTATCAGCTAAACACAAAGCAGAATATGGCGGTATCGAATATGGAAGATGATGCAGCTAAACTTTCAGTAGATGCTAAGCAGGAGCTTACGATTGATCCTTCAATTTATGGCCTGTCTACAAAAGATGAACTAGATTTATTGCACATAGCACAAGTAGAATCTTATCTGACCACTTTTACGTGGCCAGTGGCTAAATCCCAAGAGGAAATGATTGGGTGTGTACTTGTTGATCCTGTTGTACCTGTAAAATATCAAACTGAGCTGCATTTTCCAGCCATCACATTTGCGTCTGTTCCTTTTAACAGATGGAGAGGTTCCATTAAGTACAGATTTCAGGTGGTCTGCAGCAAATTCCACAGAGGACGCATTAAAGTGGTATATGATCCTTCAGCTACTAGTTCATCCGCAAATTACAACACTGCGTATACAACTATTGTTGACATTTCAAATACGACTGATTTTACAGTGGTTGCGGGTTGGGGTCAGTCTACAACCTACAGGAAGATGAATGAGATTCAAAATCCTATGGACGACTACATTAAAAATACACCTATTATCTATGATTCAAATTCGTATGAGTTCGGGAATGGTGTAATTTCTATTTATGTGGTTAATGAATTGACTGTTCCTAATTCCACCATAAACAATGATGTTGCTATAAATGTTTTCATTTCTGCTGGAGATGATTTTGAGGTTGCTATGCCCTCAGGTGAACGTGTAACTCGTTTGAGATTAAGGACTGCGGCTGAAGTTCCTGCCCTTTTGGCACTAGATGACATTGCGCCTCAGAGTATGGAAATGACTGCCGCATCTCCTGCGGCAACTTCCATGGGAGTTCCTAGTGATCCCACAACTGTGTCAGTAATGGCTGGTGTTATGCCAACAACTGATCCAGCTAATCTTATGCATTTTGGAGAGTCAATACGGAGTTTTCGTCAACTTATTAAGAGATACAATGCACATGAGTGGATTTCACCTTGGAATCAAGGTGCGGGTTATGCTCCTAATGGTATACGCATGTTATCTGTTCAACGCCCTGCGTTACCTTTTGAACCAGGGTATACACCCAAGGCTAATGCCGGTCAAGCAGACCGAGTACCAAGTACTGTTGGTGGAAAACAATATGCGTATGGTATAATGACTTTGTTGCGTTATGTTACCACTGGGTATGTTGGATGGCGTGGAAGTGTCCGATATATGGTTGATACCGGGGCACTTGGCTGTGGTTGTACGGCCATGGGACCTTTATCTGTTGGTCGTTTTAGTGAGTGTGCTCCTGAAACTAAGCAGGAAGTATTACAAGAGGCGTCTAGTAATGCAGGTCGTGCACAACGCATGGCGTCATATGATGACGTTTCTGGACAAGAAGGGTTTATTGTTCAGAACACTAATGTTAACCCCACTGTATGTTTTGAGGTCCCTTATTACAGTGAAAAGAGATTTTCGCCTGCGCGAAGTCTCACTAATTTTGATTTGACAGGTCAAAATTATGGACCATGCTGGAAGTTACGACTTCCTTTTTATACTGGAACTGCTACCGATGACATTAAGTTAGGTGGAGCTGCAGTATCCACTTTTGTTGCCGCTGGTGAAGATTTCACCTGCGGCTTCTTTATCGGAGCACCTGTCTTCTTTTTTGAAGGCGTTCCTCCAGCTTAAGTGTCACGAGAGCCCGTGACACAC